TACAAGAAGGTAGAATAAAAATAATTATTATACCTGATGTTGAGTCAATAAATTATGGAAGAGGTGTGGGATATGATGTTATTGAACACATACCCCCTGAAGATATAAAAGAAATATCTGCTACTAAAATTAGAGCTAAGATGAGAAAAGATGGTAAGTTATAAAAGACACATTGCAAAAACAATTTCATGGAGAATAATAGGAACAATAGACACAGTAATTATTTCAGGGCTTATAACGGGTTCTTGGGTAGCAGGGTTAGCTATAGGAGGGGTAGAAGTTATCTCCAAAATGGTGCTTTACTTTCTACACGAAAGGGCTTGGTATAAATTTATTAAATTTGGGGTAAATGATAAAACAAAAACCTAAAATATTTGCACACGGTAGTTATATAGGAACTACTGGGTATGCAAATCATACAAAATCATTTTTTAGGGAACTTTCTAATATATATGATTTAAAAGTTAAAAATTTTACAGTAGGTAAATCTTGGGATGGGTATAAAGATGAGCCACATAATAATGAAAGTTATATTGATAATTTAGATAAAAAATTATTATGTTCCCAATACTTATGGGAAGGAGATAATTTATCTTCTAAAGATATTTATACTAAGTATTCTAATAATTTTAAACATGATATTAACTTAGTATTATGTGAAACTTACCATCACGTATTTTACCAAGATTATCAAGGACCTAAAATAGCATATAATGTATGGGAAACAACCCGTCAACCCAAAGAGTTTTTTAACCAATTAAATAAATTTGATCAAATTTGGGTTGCATCAAATTGGCAAAGAGATTGTACTATAGAACAAGGAACAGATCCTGATAAAGTAAAAGTTGTCCCGGAAGCAGTAGATTCTACTATTTTTTTCCCTAATGAAAAAGCCACTCTTCCCGAATATGATGATGGGAGGTTTAAATTTACAATGTTTGGCAGATGGGATTACAGAAAATCAACTAAAGAAATTATAGAATCATTTTTAGAGGAATTTAAAGAAGATGAACCTGTAGATTTAATTTTATCTATAGATAATCATATGGCTAAAGATAGTTTTAAAACAACAGAAGAAAGATTAAAGCATTATAATTTAGTTGACCCAAGACTAAAAATAAAACATTTTCCTAGTAGGGAGGAATATATAAAGTATCTCCAAAAAGGTCATGTATTTTTATCTTGTGCTCGTTCTGAAGGGTGGAATTTACCCTTAATTGAAGCTATGGCTTGTGGAACACCGTCAATATACTCTAATTGTAGTGGGCAATTAGAATTTGCAAAAGGTAAAGGATTACCCGTAAAAATAAAAGGTACTATACCTGCAATAGGAGGAGAATATAGTATATATTCCCAATCAGATCTCCCAGGAGAATTTTATCAACCGGATTATAGTGATTTAAAAAAAGTAATGAGAGATGCTTATGTTAATTATAAGAAACATAAAAAACAAGCATTAAAAGAATCTATTAAAATAAGAAAAAAATTTACTTGGGCTAATATAGCAGAAATTGCAGAAAAAGAAATTGACCATTTAGTAAGTAATCTTCCCCCTAATAAAATTGAAATAAGTTTTATTGATGGTCCTAAAGTAGAAGTAATAGGTTCTAATTTTAAAAATTACAAGGTAGAATTTATAGATAGTAGAACAGATAAATTAATACATTCTTCTACTATTAGTAATAATATGTGGACTAAATGTAATAAATCATATTATATTCCTTGGACAATTAAAGTTAATGGTAAAATAGTACATAAATTAGATCTTGAAAATAAAGATGTTGTAATATCTATAGATTCTAAATCTATAGGAGATACATTAGCATGGACTCCTCAAATATTAGAATTTGCAAAAAGGCATAAATGTAAAATATCAGTAAGTACTTTTTTTAACAAATGGTTTCAGGGATTAAAAGAATATAAAGATATAACTTTTATAAAACCAGGTGATAAATTTAATGCTTATGCTTATTATAAAATAGGATGGTTTAAAAATAAAGAAGGAAATTGGCAGAATTTTGATAATCATCCAACTCAAGTAAATACAATTCCTTTAATTCAAGCGGCAACAGATATATTAGATTTACCTTATATAGTTAAAACATCACCAATAAATTTTACTCCTTTAAAAAGACCTATTAAGGACAAATACATATGTATTGGGCCTCAATCTACTGCTGGTTTAAAAGAATGGCCCCACCAAAACTGGAGAAAATTAGCTAAACTTTTACATTCTAAGGGATATAAAGTAGTAAGTTTATCTTTAAATGGATTTAAAGGGACTAATATAATTAATAAATCAAACCTTCCTTGGGATGAATTATTTAATTACTTATACCACTCAGACTTATTTATAGGTTTAGGTTCTGGTTTATCTTGGATTAATTGGACTTTAAATAAACATACAGTAATGATAAATAATTTTGTTCCTTATGGTTACGATATACCTAATAATTTAACTAAAATAGAAAATTATAAAGTATGTAATGGTTGTTGGGTAAATAAAGATTATGTATTTGATGCTGGAGATTGGGATTGGTGTCCCGTATATAAAGGAACAGAAAAACAACATATATGTCAAAAATCATTAACTGTTGAACAAGTATTTAGTAAAGTAGATAAACTTTTAAAATAATCAAATAATTATTAATATTTATAAACAAAACAAAAATGAGTAAAGCAATTAAGTTATCGGAAGAAGAATTAAAAACTCTTAGGGATTATCAAAAAACCCAAAACCAAATTACTTTTAATCTAGGTAATGTAGATATTCAAAAAGCTATATTAGAAGGTCAAAGAAGTCAAATTTTAGACAATTTAGCTAGTTTACAAGAAAAGTCTAATAAAACAGCTAAAGAATTACAAGATAAGTACGGTGAAGGAAATATTGATTTAGAAACTGGAGAATTTACTTTAACAGAATAGTTTTTTGAAAAGGTTTTTAATATTTATAATAAAACAATATTAAAATAAGAAAATAAAATGGCAGAAACGTTAATATCTCCCGGTGTAGCAGCAAGAGAAAATGATCAATCTTTTGTAACCTCACAACCAGTTGAAAGGGGTGCAGCAATTATAGGTCCAACTGTATTAGGTCCTGTTGAAAGACCCACATTGATTAGTTCATTTAGTTCATACCAAGCTTTATTTGGTGGAGCTTTACAAAGTGGTTCTAATGAATATACTTACCTTACTTCAATTGCAGCAAATCAATATTTTCAAAATGGTGGAAATTCATTATTAGTAACTAGAGTAACGTCAGGATCATTTAGTTCTGCAACTTCTACTTTAATCCAAAATACTGTTCAAGAATTAACAGGGGGATTAATTGGTAATATAGTTGGAGATCTAACTACATCAGGTGACGCTCAATTATCTACTTTTAGTGAAACTGGTGTATTTAATAATGTTCCTTTACCTGGGGGTGAGAATGGAATTGAAGCATCAGCTTCTATAACTGTAAGTAGTGCAAATGGTTTACTTTGGGTTACATCAACATTTACTCCACAAGGGGATGCACCAACAACAACACAAGATGGTACTACTGGTGCTATCACATCTTTAACTGGAGCAGGTTCTAATACTAGTGGTACTGGAGCATCAATTACAGTAACAGTTGCAGGAGGGGTAGTAACTACCGCTACAGTAACAGCTGCAGGATCAGGGTATAGTGTTGGAGATACATTAGTTGTACTCGCAGAAACACTTCAAAGTGATGGAAATATAGGTGATGTAACTGGAAATCTAACTATTATTATAGGTACTACAAATTTAACAGGTCAAATTACATCTATAGTAGTAACAGAAGATGGTGAAGATTATATTGTAGGTGAAACTATTACTATAGATAATGCATTAATTGGATTAAGTGGTATAGATCCAATATTAACTTTAACAAATCCTTCTATAGAAAATGGAAATGCATTTGAATTAGAAACTATTTCTGAAGGGATTGTTATGAATAACACTAACCCTGTAGGATCAGATACCGGAGGTACTGAGCTACCAGGAGGGGCACTAGTAAGTGGTTCATCTAAAAATGTTAGATGGGAAATTACAAGTGTAAATACTGCATCTGGTGTATTTTCTTTAGCAGTTAGACGTGGTAATGATAATAACAATAATAAAGTAATATTAGAACAATATAATAATGTTTCATTAGATCCATTTTCACCAAATTATATTGCACGAGCAATTGGTGATATTTCAACTAATTTAGTAACAGAAGGAGCAGATACATTCTTACAAGAATCTGGTTCATTTGCACAAATTTCTAACTATGTTAGAGTAAAATCAGTTAATTCACCTACCCCAAATTATTTTAATAATGATGGTAGCGCAAAAACCGAATATACCGCATCCTTACCAATGATTGGGTCAGGTTCATTTGATGGAGCAGTTGGTGCAAATATTCCAAATGGTAGAGCTGCTAATTTTTACCAAAACATTAATAATATTGATGCACAAGGGTTAGTAGGATCTGATTATAATAATGCAATAGCGCTATTAGCTAGTCAAGATGATTACCAATATAATGTAATATCAGTACCTGGTTTAACTAATCAAGATCACGCAGCCCAAATCACTAGTGTAATGAATAATTCAATTTCACGTGGTGATAATATTGCGGTAGTTGATTTAGTAAGATATAACTCACAAATAAATGCGGTAACAAACCAAGCAGGTGGAATTGATAATAGCTATACAGCTACATATTGGCCATGGTTGCAAACTGTTGATCCAAATTCAGGACAATTAGTTTACATCCCAGCTTCTACATTTATACCAGGTGTATATGCGTTTACAGATGCTTCAAGTGATCCATGGTTTGCACCAGCAGGTATTACTAGAGGAGGAATGGGACAAGTTGTTAGAGCTGAAAGAAAATTAACTTCTACTAACAGAGATACTTTATATGAAGCAAATGTTAATCCAATTGCTACATTCCCACAACAAGGAGTAGTAGTATTTGGACAAAAAACATTACAAAAAGCAGCATCAGCATTAGATAGAGTAAATGTACGTAGATTATTAATTACTCTTAAAGATTTCATTTCTCAGATTGCTGATAATTTGGTATTTGAACAAAATACAATTGCAACAAGACAAAACTTTTTAACACAAGTAAATCCATATTTAGAAAGTGTTCAACAAAGACAAGGATTATATGCTTTTAAAGTAGTAATGGATGAAACAAATAACACACCAGATGTAATAGATAGAAATGAGTTAATTGGACAAATTTTCTTACAACCAACTAGAACAGCTGAATTTATTATGTTAGATTTCAATGTATTACCAACTGGAGCAACATTCCCAGCATAAAAACTAAAAAGATAAATATTTATAATAAAATAAGAAAATAAAATGGCAGTATTAAACCCAAACGAAGTATTTTTCACAGCTTTCGAGCCAAAACAAAAGAATAGATTTATCTGTTTTGTGGATGGATTCCCTGCTTACATTATGAAAGGTGTAGGAGCTGTAACTGTATCACAAGGAACAGTACCTTTGAATCACATTAATGTTCAAAGATTTGTAAAAGGTAAAACAACTTGGGGTACCATTCAGTTTACATTATTTGACCCAATCACTCCATCTGGTGCACAATCAGTAATGGAATGGGTTAGATTACACCACGAATCAGTAACTGGTAGAGATGGTTATAGTGATTTCTATAAGAAAGATCTTACAATCAATGTACTAGGACCTGTAGGTGATATTGTATCAGAATGGATCATCAAAGGAGCAATGATTACAGAAGCTTCATTTGGAGATTTCAACTGGGATACTGAAAATGCTGCTCAAGAAATTACAATGACTGTACAACCAGATTATTGTGTATTAAATTTCTAAAAATTTTACCCACCCCTAATTTGAAAAATAGCTTGGCTTCGGCCGAGCTTTTTTTTATATTGAACGCCAATACTAAAAGGAATAGTTCTTTGACATTTAAAAATAATAAGATATGGAAAATTTAGAATTTGTTTTAGGTGTCCTATCCACAGTAGGTGTATTCTTAGTAGGGTATGCTTCGATAGGAGTGTTTAAGGTGAAAACCAAAGTTAAAGATGTCATACAATCTGTAGATAATGCTTATTTAGCTATGGATGAAATAGGCAAAGATCATTATAATAATATTAATGATTTACGATTAGATTACCAAAATCAAATTGATGAAATTTATAGGCAAATAGATTCAAGATTTGATAAATTTGAAAATAAAATAAATAAATAATACTAACCCGTTTTAAGAACTTTCCTTTTTAGTATTTATCAACGATAAAAACGTTTTAATTAAATAAAGATTATGGCTGAATTTAAATTTCCAAGTGAAGAAGTAGAATTACCATCTAAAGGTTTAATATATCCTAAAGATCATCCCTTATCAAGCGGTAAAATAGAAATTAAATATATGACTGCTAAAGAAGAGGATATTCTAACTAATCAATCCTACATTAATAAAGGAACAGTATTAAATAAATTATTAGATTCTGTAATTTTAACTGAAGGAGTTAAACAACAAGATTTAATATTAGGAGATAAAAATGCAGTATTAGTTGCTACTCGTGTATTAGGGTATGGAGCAGAATACAAATTTACTTATAGGGGAGAAGAAAAAACTATTGATTTATCAACTTTAGAAAATAAAGAATTTGATGAATCTTTAATTACTCAGGGTAAAAATGAATTTTCTTTTATTTTACCCCATTCTAAAACTCCAATTACATATAAAATTTTAACCGGGGCAGACGAAAGTAAAATTGATAGAGAATTAGAAGGATTAAAGAAAATAAATAAAAACGCAGCTCCAGAATTAAGTACAAGATTAAAATATATTATTACATCAGTTAATGGAGAAACAGGAACTAAAGAAATTAGAGAATTTGTTGATAATTTTTTACTAGCTATAGATTCTAAAGCACTAAGAAAACATCTTAGAGATACACAACCAGATGTAGACCTTCGTTACATAGACGAAGATGGGAAGGAGGTAGCCATCCCCATTGGGATTAGCTTTTTTTGGCCTGAGCTCTAAAATAGCTCCTCAATTTAGGGTAGGGTTATTCACACAAATACACTCTATATTATTTCATGGTAAAGGTGGATATGATTATCATACTGTATATAATATGCCAGTATGGTTGCGTAAGTTTACTTTTAAACAAATATCTGACTTTTATGAAGAAAAAAACAAAGCACAAAAAGCAGCACAAACTTCAGGTAAAACCTCACTAGTAGGAGATGATGGGAAAATTAATGCTCCTGCATTTAAGAATGCTTCTAAGCCATATCAAAATAAAAGTAGCTATAAATAGTTGCTTTTTTTAATATTTATAATAAAATCTATTAATGGCTAAGTCTCCTGAAGAAATCCAAAAACAACTAGAACGTATAGCAAAACTATACCAACAATTAGGTGAAAAAAATCCTTTTGCTAAAATGGATCCTGCTAAAATTTCAGCCTCTACAGATGAAGTTAAAAAATTAGAAATCGCTATAGTAGGTGCTACTACTGCAGTTACAGCAATGAATGCTGAGGTTGATGATATAAGATCAGCTTTTATGGCTACTGTAGGTGAAATTAAAAAAACTACTGTTGGGTTAAATATGAGTACTAGAGTATTTAGAGATTTTGGTAGTATAGCTCAACAAATTAAATATGACCAAGAGGGTATTGTAGATTTAACAGAAAAAGATGTTAAAGCTCTTAGAGAAAAATTTAATATAACTTTATCTAATTTAGAAGCATCTAAAGGTCAATTAGAATCCGATAGACAAAATCTTTTAGATAGACAAGCAGCAGGAGAAAATGTTAACAAACAACTAGAAAAAAATAGATTAGCCCAAAATGCTATTAATGCAGAGTACAAAAATGAAATAGGTAATGTAGCATTATTAAATGAAAAACTAAAAGAAACCGAAAAAATTCAAGAGGACACTGGTAAAAACATGGGTACTTTTGGAAAATCTGTAGGTGGTCTAGGTGATGTTTTAGATAAAGTAGGTGGAGGTAAATTTGGTAAAATGCTTGGTATTGAAGATGCTATGAAAGCTGGTACTAAAGAAGCAAAAGGTTTAGCTAAAGCAGGAAAAGCGGGAGATATAGGAAGTAAATTTAAGGTAGCAAATAAAATGATTGGTACAATGGCTAAATCATTAGCTAAAGCCTTAGGTCCTATTGCAATTATAGCTGAGTTAGTTAAGGGAATGATGCAAGCAGATGAACAGACTAAAGAATTAGGCCGTTCAATGGTAATGACTAAAAATGAATCAAGAAAATTCTCAGCTAATATATCAGCTGCAACAAGGTCTAACTACCAAATGGGTATTACAGGTACAAAAGTACTTGAAAATATAACTAAAGTAAATAAACAATTTGGTTTTATAACAGAATTTAGTGGAGAAACTTTAGTCAGCATGACTAAATTAACATATACTTTAAAAATTGGAGAAGAAGCTGCCGGTAATTTAGCAGCGGCAGCAGAAGCAACAGGACAAAATTTTGAGGATAATTATAAAAATATTCTTGCTGCAAGTTATGAATTACAACAACAAGCAGGAACTCAAGTTGATTTAAGAGCTGTACTTGAAGAAACAGGTAAAGTAACAGGTCAAATAAGAGCTAATTTTGGAGGTAGTACTGTTGAAATAGCAAAAGCAGTTACAAATGCTCGTTTATTAGGTACTGAAATGGGTACAATAGCAGCAGCAGGAAAACAACTTTTAGATTTTGAAAGTTCAATAACAAAAGAAATGGAAGCAGAAATGTTGCTTGGTAGAGATATAAATCTTGAAAGAGCAAGGGCAGCTGCTTTAACTGGAGATCAAGTAACACTTCAAAATGAATTAGCTCGAGAAATGGGCTCATTTGAAGACTTTACTAAAATGAACGTTATTCAACAAGAAGCTTTAGCTGGAGCAATGGGTATGAGTGCGGATCAAATAGCAGATATGTTATTTAATCAAGAAACTATGAATAAATCAGCTAAAGAATTACGTGCCCTAGGTAAAGATGAATTAGCAAATAGATTAGAACAAAAATCAGCACAAGATAAAATGAATGCTGCTATGGCAGAATTAAAGCAAGTTTTTGTTGATTTAGGAACAGCATTATCCCCAATATTAAATGTATTATCAGTTGCAGCTGGTATTATTTCAACTATAGTTGGATTTACTCAGGATTTATTAGGATTTTTAAATCCATTTGGGGATTCATTTGGTAAAGTAGACTTTGAAAGTTCTGCTGGTGTTGGGGCAGCTAAAGGATTAGGCAAAAGTATTGGGATAGAAGATGGTGTTATAGGACCTAGTGGAGATATAATTACAACATCCCCTGAAGATTTTCTTATTGCTACTAAAGATCCACAACAAATGGCTTCTAATGTTACTCAAGCGGGCTCATCAGTTGATACATCAAAATTAGAAAGGTTACTAGAAGCATCACTTAATAAGAAACCCCCAGCACCAGTAATAAAAATGAATGATGTAAAATTAGGTACTGCTGTAGATATGGGTGCATTTTCTATACAATAATAATATTTATAATAAATGTTTAACAATTAAAATTTAAAATTATGCCTTTACTTAATAAATTTGAGCAAGACGGAAGTACATTAACACCCTTAAGAGGGGAACAACCTAGTGCACCTTTAAAAGGAAACGGGGTTATACCAGTTAATAATACATTCGAAAATGGGACTTATCAAGACTATGTAATAAATACCCCAAGAGCATCAGATGTAACTCCGGGAAGACCAACAACTGTATAGTAGTTGTCTAGATTATTAACAATAAGAACGGATCTTTCCGATTATAAAGCGCCACAGTATGGTTACGATAGACGTGGAGCTGGCCCTCGCAATACTAATGCGAGTGGTCAACCCTATGAACTAACAGAAATTCCTAAAAGATCTTTTAATAATACCGATTTTAATGGAGGGACTAATAAACAATTTGAAGATTTTATATTAAGAGGAGGTCAACTTCTTCCTGAATCTGTAACAAAAGATGCATCTAGATTATTTAAGATGTTTTCGGATTTAAAATCACCAAATGGTCTACTATTTACAGGTAAACAAGAAGTACTATCTAGGACATCAGTTAATATAAAAGCTGTAAGTAATACTCCAAAACCTGGGTTTTTTAATTTTCTTGGGGATAGTAATAGATTACCATTAAATAATGGTATTTATTTACCTACATCAACTTTAGCTCAAGCTATAGTTAATCCTGTAGGTGGACATTTATTAAAACAAGGTATAAATCCTTTAGCTGACACTTCTGAGGCATCAGCATCAGGTACAAGTATACTTGGATTTTTAAATAGATTGCCTTTAAGAAATCCTATATATTTTGAAACTGATGCCCAAAAAGAAAGATTTAACACAAATACTACTACTAGTCGATTAGTTGATTTTACAAATAATAAAATTAACACTCAAAATAGTGGAAAAAAATTAAATGAACTATACAATTATTCAGGAGGCCCAAATTCTGTTTTAGGAGTAGGAAAATCTAGAGTAACAATGGTAGGTTCTACTAGAACTGGATTAAATAACCCTGAATTAAGAAATAATGGTTTCTTTTCTACTGGGAAAACTCCTAATACTAATTTTGGTTTTGATTATAGTGTTTTTAAAGGAGGTGTTACAAATTCAAATTTTGAAACCTTTAAAGGAGGTACTTATTTTGGAAATATATATGCTTCTGGCTCTAAAACTGTAACAGGAAAATATTCATCTTCTACAAATACACCTTTACAAAATCTTTTAGGACCTAAAAATCTTACATTTAAAACTGTTAATGATAATATAAATGCAGCTCAAATGAGCTTAGTAGGTCAAAGTGTTTATCAAAACGGCTTC